CTTGTCGATCATGCACAGCGCATGGATGGGTGACATCAACAACAGCGTGATACATCGCTCTGCCGTTATCGCTCACCATGCGCAGGCTAGTCGCCGTATCGAGATGATTCAGCGTGACTACGAGATCGTCATTACCAACTACGAGGGGCTTAACCTCATCGCTGATGAGATACGCAACGATGGCCGGTTTGACCTTGTGATTGTTGACGAAGCCAATGCGTACAAGACCATCACCACACGCAGGTGGAAGTCTCTCAACTCTATCCTGACACCTAACACGTACTTGTGGATGATGACTGGTACGCCTGCATCGCAGTCGCCTGTGGATGCGTATGGGTTGGCTAAGCTTGTGAACCCAGAGGGTGTGCCCAAGTTCTTTACTGCATGGCGCGATCAGGTGATGAACAAACTGACGCTGTTCAAGTGGACTCCCAAGGCAGACGCTAAGGACAAAGTGCATGAGGCTCTACAGCCTGCCATTCGCTATACCAAAGAGCAGTGCCTTGACTTGCCTCCAGTCATCACGATGACGCGTGAGGTGGCTTTAACGCCTCAACAAGCCAAGTACTACAACCTACTGAAAGAGCGCATGCTGGTGCAAGCCGCAGGCGAGACCATCACGGCAGTCAATGCCGCCGCCGGTGTGTCCAAGCTCTTGCAGATTAGTTGCGGTGCGGCCTACACAGACGACAAGGAAGTTGTTGAGTTTGACTCAGCGCCTCGCCTTGCAGTACTGGAGGAGATACTTGAAGAGACCGATCGCAAGGTCATCATCTTTGCTCTGTTTAGAAGCACCATCGACACCATCAGCAACTACCTCACAAAGAAGGGTATCGTCAATGAGTGCATTCATGGAGACATTACGCCAAACAAGCGCGGTATAACTATCAGTCGCTTTCAAACGGAAGCCGACCCTCGAGTATTGGTGATGCAGCCTGCGGCTTCTGCCCACGGCATTACGCTTACTGCCGCTGACACCGTGGTGTTCTACGGCCCATTGATGAGTGTCGAGCAGTACATCCAATGCTGTGCCCGTGCTGACCGCAAGGGGCAAGACTCCGACAAAGTTACTGTGATTCACATTCAGGGAAGCCCGATTGAGAAGCGCATGTTCAATGCCTTGGCTGGGAAAGTTAGTGATAACTCACTACTGACCCAAATGTTCGACACTGAAATTAAATCCTGAAAGGGGGTTGCAACGTTAGAAAATCCATGTAAACTGTCCAACCTTAGACAATAATTAAACCGGAGAAGCAAATGTCAGAAGACTCAGTACCGCTAGACAAACTAGCAAAAATCTACCGCAAACTGCGTAGCAAGATTGCCGACCTGACCCAAGAGTACGACACGCAAGTGGAGCTACTCAAGGCGCAACAGGAAGAAATCAAGAACGCAATGAAAGACCAGATGAAGGCGATTGGCGTCACATCTGTACGCACTACCGAGGGCACTGTCGTGCTGTCTGTGAAGACGCGTTACTCCACACAGGACTGGGATGAATTCAAGAAGTTCGTCATAGCCCACGAAGCCATCGAGCTTTTGGAGAAGCGCATTGCGCAGACCAACATGAAACAGTTCTTGGAAGAAAACCCCGGGGTCGTACCGCCCGGACTCAACTCGGCCTCTGAGTATGACATCTCTGTACGCAAACCAACTTAAACGGAAATCAAAATGAGCAATATCGCTATGTTCAACCCCTCAAATGTTCCAGCTTTTGCACGCAATGCGGAACTCTCAGCAACTACTTTGGCCTTGGCTGGCGGTGTGAACACCAGTGCCGGCATGAAGCGTGTCTCAATCAAGGGCGGTGTTTTCCGCTTGCTGTCTGGTGGCAAGGAAGTCGCCTCTATCGAAGACCGCCACTTGGATGTGATCGTGGTTAAAGCTGCCCCCAAGGTCAGCCGTATTTTCTACGCTGGCTCCTACGATAAAGACGCGGCTGCAGCCGCTCCTGACTGCACATCTGCTGATGGTGAGAAGCCCGATGCAGGCGTGAAGAACAAGCAGTCATCAAGCTGTGCCACATGCCCACAGAACATCGCTGGGTCTGGCAATGGTCAAAGCCGTGCCTGCCGTTACCAACAGCGCTTGGCTGTAGTTTTGGCTAACAACCCTGATGGCGATGTCTTGCAGGTCACCCTGCCAGCCACATCCATCTTCGGCAAGGAAGACGGCGACAAGCGCCCATTGCAAGCCTACGCTCGCTACATGGCGGCTCAGACTCCTCCTGTTAACTTGGATGCCATCGTGACCCGCATGAAGTTTGACACCAAGGCTGAGTCTCCCAAGCTGATCTTCGCACCTGTGCGTTGGTTGACTGATGACGAGTACGCGTCAGCACAGGAGCAGGCCAAATCCAAGGATGCTGAGAAGGCCGTAGCCGTTACCCCTGCCACTGCTGACGGCGTTGTAGCCCCTGCTCCTCTGGCTATTGAAGGCAAGCGCCCTGACACTAAGCCAATGGGTGAGATGGTGGACGCAGACGAAGCAGAAGCTATGGCCGAAGTCAAAGCAACCAAAGCTAAGAAAGCCAAGGCTGTTGAGGTGGAAGCTGAAGAAGAACCCGAAGTGCGCAAAGCCGCACCCAAGGTCGAATCCGTACCAGCTAAGAAGAACAAGCTGGCCGACATCGTTGCTGATTGGGACGATGAGTAATTAAATCGGGGCGGCACTGGGAAGCAGCTAGACGCTGTGGGACACGTTCCCACTTTAAGTGCCCTTTAAGTCGCCCCACCTAAACCACTATGGCTTACTCACAAAAAATCATTGACGAAGTAGCGAAGACTCCCAAGTCTCTGGGCAACCAGCTTGGGCGTTGGGCGATTCATCTTGACTTCCCAGTCACGAAGATTGCCTATGCTCTCGGCGTCTCTCGGCAGACGGTCTACAACTGGTTCACTGGCACGGAAGTGTTTGTGGCCTATCGTAACCGCGTCGAATTCTTAACCAAAATAATGCAGACCTCACGCACAGCGGATGAGGCATGGAGAAAAATATGTACGGAATACAACCTAGATCCCTCACCACGCAAGAACTGATTCGCTTTGCTGAAGACATTGTGCACACGCCCAACGGCTTGCCCAAGAACTGGCAAATGGAATTACTGAGCCGTATTGCGGGTTACCCCATCATGGAGCGACCAACAACCACAGACCCACGCCAACTCGAACTCTTCTAAACCGCAAGGATCTCAATGACTCCGCTTGAGTTTTTAGCGGTTGTTCTGCCGCCGCCAGAATTTGGTCGGTACTGCGTAGCAGAACTCAATACGAAAGAGCACGCCTTTGTGCAAGCTCTTGAAGATACAGAAGCGCACATCAACAGATGGCACAACAGCAAGCTGGACGTTTACTTTGCCTTGGCTACCTTTGGCATCGAGGACAACCGGCAGGCAACCAATGCGAGATACGTGAAGTCCCTGTTCATCGACATGGATGGCTACGCCTCGAAGAAGGATGCTGCTCTTGCGCTCAATGCGTTCTTGGAGAAGACAGGGATTCATGCCTTTGGCACGCCATATGTGGTGGGTTCTGGTGGCGGCTTGCACTGCTACTGGCCACTGACTGCGGCTGTGCCTATTGACTCATGGAAGCCTGTGGCGGAGAACTTCAAGCGCCTGTGCAAACAGGAAGGCTTGGCAATCGACATGACTGTGACGGCAGATGCCGCCCGAGTCTTGCGTGTTCCCGGCACAACCAACTTCAAGAAGAAGTACGCAACGCCGCGCCCTGTGCGCGTACTGACTGAGGGGGATACCTTTGAGTTTGACATGCTTGCTGAGCACATCAGGAACAAGCTGGTGGGGTCTGTGTACGAGGCGCAAGCACCCAAGCTCGACTTGGCTGGGACGCGTCCCTCCAAGGCTTCTGCTTCCCCAACCAGTGTCAAACTCTTTGAGAACAGCGTGACCAAGTTCAAACCAATTTGGATGGCCACGCAAAACGATCGGGGTTGCGGCCAGTTAGCCAACTACGTTGAACACGCAACCGAAGAAGGCATGGAGCCGATCTGGCGTGGTCTGTTGTCATGGACTAAGGTCTGTGAAGACGGCAACAAGGCGGCTGTGTGGCTGAGCAAGATGCACCCGTACGAACCAGAGCGTATGAACCAGAAGCTGCAAAGCATCAAAGGCCCATACCCCTGCATCAAGATGGACTCCGAAAACCCCGGCATCTGCCCAAGCTGTACGCATTGGGGCAAGATAACCAACCCACTGATCCTTGGTCGTGAGTTGGCAGTTGAGGTGGAGGAGAAAGAAATCGAGGTGAAGCTTTCAAGTGACAGCGCTGTCACGCAGAAAGAAATAATCAAGGTGATGCGCCCAACACCGCCACGCGGCTACTCTTATGGAGCCAACGGCGGCACGTTCATGGAGCGCACAGTAGAAGATGACGAGGGCGTTAAGTCCAAGAAGCAAGTCATGCTTCTACCCTACGAACTGTTTGTTGTTGACATCCTCAATAGCAACGGGGATCACACAGTGCACATGATCGCGCTCAAGCCCGATGGTGCAGTGAACATAACCATGGCACAGAAAGCCGTGGTCAGTAAAGACGAGACTGTTAAAGCCTTGGCCAGCCAGAACGTGGTGGCGGCCTTTGGTCATAACAACGACAAAAACCTATTTGAATATGTGAGGGCATGTGTGGAAGAAGCTAGTACAAGCAGACCTGCTATAAAGGTTCCTGACAGCTACGGCTGGCAAGGAGATAACACGTACGTCTATGCAGGACGTATCTTCAGCAAGGGCAAGCCACCAGTCAAGGTGCCGATGCCGGGTCTGGAGAACATCACAGTCAACACCGAACCCAAAGGAACTATTGAGGCTTGGCGTGACTTCATCAATATGCTGATTGCCAAGAAGATGTGGGGGCACTTAGCCGTGATCCTTGCCGGTGCTGGAGCGCCATTCATGCGCTTCACTGGTATCTATGGCATGACGTATCATTGTGCATCCACGGAGTCGGGGACGGGTAAGACTCTGTCTCTTGAAGCTGCTGCTTCAGTATGGGGACACCCGACGCACTATCGTACAGGTAAGAGCACTTCGCCTGTGGCTATGCAGCAACGTCTAGGCTTGCTTAATAGCCATCCACTTATCACGGACGAGATCACCGCCAAGAACAGAGCCGCCCCTGAATGGTTGCCTGAGTTCCTCTTGGACATGACCGAAGGCCGTGGCAAGGAGCGTATGGAGTCTGGCTCCAACAAGGAACGCTTGAACCTATCGACATGGATGACTGTGTGCTTGATGTCATCTAACACCCACGTTGTGGACTACCTGACAGGTGGACGTGACCACTCATCTGAGGGCGAGCTTCGCCGACTGCTTGAGTTTACGTTTGAAGAAGCGCTGACATGGGAGCCGCACGAGATCGAGATCATCAAGTCCTTGCAGTACAACTATGGCGTAGCTGGCTACAAGCTTGTCGAGTACATGGTTGAGCATGCTGATGAGTTCCCCACATCTGTGCGTGAGGCCGTAGCCGCCATGTACACAGAGTTCAACGCTACCAACGATGAGCGCTTCTGGATGGCAGGAATCGGAACCGCAGTCCATGCGCGTAATGCTTTCAAGGCGGCAGGCATTGTGGACATCCCACTTCGCCCCGTACTGAATGCATTTAAGAAGGTTGTGACATCCATGCGCTCTAGCATGAAGCACAGCCTGCGCACAGCAGAGGACGTACTGAACGCTTACACTCGTGAGAGCTATGGCAGTTTCGTGGTTCTCAAACCTAGCAGTGGTGGCTTGATGGCCGAACTTGGTAGCGGTCAGGTCATTGACCAGACGATTACACGCAACAAGATTCTCGGGCGGGTGGAGCATGGCATAACGCCCGGCTACATCGACTACTTCATCGAGGAGACGTTGCTGAAATCCTATTGCGCTTCCATGAGTTTCGGTTACGCTTCGTTCAAGCGCCAGCTTGAGGACACGTTTCAGATCGAGTATCTCAGGAAGAACATGACCGCCAAGACCAAAGGCCCCGCCATGCGGGTTCCAGCAATGCGTGTTAGACGTAAGATGGACGAACTAGATGAAAGTATCATCAATCCGCTTCCCGTGGGAGACGCTTGAAAGAGGGCAGGGGTTCTTTATCCCCTGCCTTGATACGGACAAAGTTCGTGAGTTAGGGCTGCGCAAGGCAGTCCTGTGCCGAGTACTAGATGCCCGTGCTAAGACGGGCATCTACGAGGGCTTTACTGGGGTGTTCTTCTTTCGGTTGCCCGATAAAAAGCTTCAGCCTCCTGATTCTGTTTCGCCTTGATGAGCGCAATCAGCTTGTCTTTCTCGGCTGTTGACAGCCTTGAATCAGCGCGTACTGTGCGCTCATCTGTAAACAGTTCCCCCATTTCTTTCTTGAACGTTCCAGCCATATCAGCTTGGGCCAACAGCGACGCATACTCCTGCGCCCATGCTCTGGCTTCGGCTTGCTTACCGCGCTTGGCCAAGTCCTCGTAGCCTTTCTGCGCCTGCACCACTTCTTCCATGCGGTCGTATGCACGGTCAATGATGAATCGGCCATCGGCTGACTGGAACAGGCCGCCAACGAACGGCGTTTTGCTCGCGGACGTAGAGGCTTTTGCGCCTTCGGTGGACGAGCGCAGGGCGGGGTCTAGCATGTGCAGGGCTGACAACCCCAAAGCGCTTGTGTAGCTACGCACAAAGTGCTCGATCAGCAGGGGCGACACGCCCACAGCGCCGGTGTAGGAGCCCAGAGCCTTGGCAACTTCTGTTGTCTCTTCACGATAGCGCATAGCCGCTGGCAACTCTTTCTCCCTTGCCGACTCGATCGGGCCAAATGGCGTTGCGTTAAGCATTGCTTCGGTGATTGGCTTGCCGGCCACAGGCACAACGCCGGGGGCAGACTGCCACAGCAACATACCCATACCCTTGATGGCTTCCTTGGCCTTGGTGTCGCGACGCGCCACATCAATAATTGCTTCTGGCAAAGCTTTGAACAAAAGACCAACCTCATACGGGATTGGAATCTTCAGCGGGTCTTTGCTGTTTGGCAGGGGTACAATAAAGTTGCCGTACTTAACTTCGGGTGGAAGCTTGCGGTAGTCTTCGTCTTCTTCCATCATCAGCGCGTACGCAAGCGTACCAGTCATCAGCAACAGACCACGAGCCTTGATCTTGCGCTGAATCTCCAGACGTTCAGCAAACGGCATCTTACCCCTGAACGAACGATACAGAACATCCAAGCCCTGAATCTGCGCGTTAAAGAACGGAACCAATGTGCTCAGCATCTGAATGCTTGGCGACAAGCCACGGCGGCTAAAGTTCTGAGACTCAAAGGCACGGAACTGCGCTTTGGCTTCGGAGAAGCCCTTGTTCAAGGAGTCTTCGTAGATGGTTGCACGGGTGGCAGCATCGGCTTGGAGCGCCATGGTGTCGAGCATGCCCATCATCTTGTCCCACTTACCGCGACCTGTGCCGATGTCCTCCAAGAACTTCTGCATGTCTTTCTCGTCGCCGGTGTAAATGTTACTGCTGATAGCCAGACCACGCATCAACGCTTCTTCGGCAGGGCTACGACCAGCACGCATCTTAGCCAACTGCTTCAGTGCGTTAACCACAGGGACGCCATCCACACCACCAACAATAGCGGCATTGACTGGATCACGAATCAACTGACGAATGGCGTAGGCAGGGCTACGGGTCACAAACTTCCGCACCCAGTTGGCAGGGATGCCCATCATCTGAACCAGCGCTGGGATAGACGTCTTGATACCTTCCATGCCCTTGACGATCAGATGCGCGGGGATGCCAAACGTGTCTGTGTCAATTACAGCAAAGTAATCATCCCCATCTACTTTGTAACGAACCACATCTGTACCTGCGGGGCCGCTACCCTTGCCGATCCTAGACGCAAAGCCTGACTTGTACAGCGCATCCGCTGTCTTGTGCGTAGCTTGGTTCTTCATGCCGGCACGGGTCAGCATGAAAGTGTTTTGCACCGCGCTGGTCAAGATTGGCAGAATGGTTTTCTCATCGCCCAACATGCGTTGCAAGTCTGGGTTCTCTTTGATGTTGCCAATGCGGATGCTGCTCTCTTTGTCAGTGAACAGCTTAACTTCATTGTTCTCAATGCGGTAGAACGGAATGAACGGCGTCTTCTTCAGACGAGCGCCTTCTTGCTTGGAGATAAACCCGCACTGCACAATGAAATCAATCAGACCATTGTTGTACGTCTTGTAGATTGCCTTGGCCGCATCGATGTGCTTCTTGGCTTCTGGGTTGGCGGCTAGCGTAGCCTTGTCTTTCAGGTACTCAGCTTTAGCCGCGGCAGGATCACTCGACAGCAGACGTGCCCAGCCGTTAGGCGTAGCATCAGCACGCTCACCGGCAATCTGCACAGTAAGAATACGCTCAGCATCGGCACCCAGACCGGCTTTAGCTGCGGCATCCATCTGCTCAGACATGTTCACAAGGTTAGCGCCTGTCGACGACTGGTAGCGGTATTCTGTGCCTTCTGTAGTCTTCTCAGACACGATTGACACAGGGCCGTGCGTAATAAATTGCCCCGCAGCTTGCGTAGTGTTGTCAGCCAAACGCAAGTAGTACTGAGCTTGGAACGCCTCAGTAGACGACAACTTACCAGCGCTTTCTCCAGCAACAATACCAGCATCGGCTGCGGCTAGTTTGTCAATCAACTGTACGCGCCCGCCTAAACCAAACAAGTTTTCTTTAAGTGTCCTAACTCCGCCAGCCTCTTGGCCAACGATGACTGAGCTAGTCGCTGGTGCCTTGGTACGGAACACAGATGCCGCGTTGATCTGGTCAACCATCTGAAACTTCTGCGCAGGCATGTACAGCGCTTCAATGTTCTTAGTAGCAACATCGGTAGTCAACTGACCTGTCTTGAAGCCAATCAAACGCAACAATGCTTGGAAGAAACGGGACAGCATGTTGCCGCCAAACCATGGCTTTTGGTTGATGCGGTCACGGAAGTCTTTGTTGGACTGCACCTCAGAGGCAAACTCAGCCACGTTGGTCAAGCCGTACTCGTTTACAAGCGCCTTGTCTTTCTTCAGTTGGTTGAACATGGCGTTCAACTCGTTACGTGCGTTAAGTTGCTCTTTGGTTAAATCCGTAGCGGGCATAACCAAACCACGCAGTGATGCGGCGTGAGTAATCTCGTGAACCAAGTTCTCTTCTGTCTGCTCTCCGGGTCTAAACGACACAGTGTTGGTCACGTTGTTGTAGAACGCAGGCACAGGATTGCCGTTGGCATCGACCAAGTTGGGGTCAATCACTACCTTGGTGCGGAGTAACATGTCAACCGCGTTCTTGGCATTCTGGCGAATAAAGTCAGAGCTACCGTTCTTAGCTACGTCATTGACGGCATCGAGCAGGCGGCCATCTGCCAGCGCTTCTTTGGCTGTGTCAGACAACTGAACCTGCTCCATTTCCGTGTACTGGGTTGCAGCACCTTGGATCGGGCCTTCTTCGTCAATCTCTGGCAGTGTGGCGGCTTCCTGCTTGGCAGTAGCGGCATCCAACGCGGCTTCGACTTCTGCCTGCGCTCCGCCTTTGAGGGCTTTAGACGCACGAATATCACGCGCATTCTTGTATGCTTCCTCTGCGGCATCGCTACGCTGATTGGCAAGGTCAAGAGCGTCTTGCGCCAACTCTTTGGTTGCAGGAGTCTTGGCTTCGTCAAAGTCTTTCTGGGCTTTCTCAAGCTCAATCACTGACTGACGATAGCGCTCACGAGCGGCAATGATCTCAATAGTCGGGCCTTGACCCAACAAACGCTTGCCTTCAGCCAACTGACTTGCAATCTGCTCTTCAGTCATGCCTTCGGTAGCTTCTGCGTAAGCGGTCTCTAACTTAGCGCGGCTGGCATCTGTAGCGCCATCCAAGCGGGCTTTGGCAGTAAACAAGTGCACTGCGTTAGCAGCTTCTTGTGACAGGCCCTCGGCTCTAAGTTTGATAACCCCTGACTGACGAACACGTTTAGCGCCAGCTAAGTTACGAACCACTGGGCCTTCTCTACGAGCAGGTAAACGCATGCCTTCCGCAGCGTCTGGCTGTGGGCCAGCCTCTTGATCTAGATCACGCTCAATAATAGGTGCTGATGCGTAAATGGTGTCGATATTGGACTCAAGCCGGTTGTATTCGTCTTGATACTTCTTAATGTCCTCAACGTTGTTTTTCTCTCGGGCTTTGCCCAAGTTTGTATCTGCCGCAGCCAAGTCGCGTTTAAGGCGGTTAAGCTCAGCCGTCATCTGGGGGCCAGAAGTATCGCGGGTAAAGCGGCGTGTGTCGTAAGCAGCGCCAGATGCCTTGGCTTTCTCAAGGCGCTCTTGCTCAGCCTTGGCGGCGTCCAGTGCTTTTTGTTTTTCGGCAGCACCAGCATTTCTCTCAGCCTGAAGTTTGCGCTCTTCTTCACGAGCTTTGGCTTCTGCTTCTACGCGTGCTTTCTCGGCCTTGGCTGCCGTAGCTTTAGCTTCTTCAATCTGCTTAACAAGTGGTGACTCTTTGTTCAAAGCATTGGCCAGTCGAGCGCTTGCATCTACAAATGCTTCACGCAAGTCTTGTCCCAACAACCTGTTCAAAGTAAGCACGTCTCGACGAGCCGCTAAGTACACAAGCTCTGCGGCTTGTGTCTTGGGCAACAGCTTTTCAGTCGCACTAGCTGCACGAGTCATGGCACTGTCTAAGCGGCCAAACTCAAGGCCAGAGGCCATAGAAGGCAGATTATCAATGGCTTTACGCGCAGTCTCATACGCAACTTGTGCGGCATCGCTAGCTTTCTTAGCCGCGTTGTATTCGCTACGAGCGTCTGTCTCTGCAAAACCAATAGTGGCCGCGTAGTCTCTTGGCAGAGGCCCCTTGTGTTTGGCTATTACAGGAGACGGCGCTTTTTGTTTATCAGACCCGCGCTCTTGCAGTACTGCGTCAATCTTTGCTAGCTCGTCGTCAATGGCTTTAACATTTTCTTCGGAAAATGTACCTTTAACAAACGGCTCAATATCTGCTACTGTTTTTTGAAGTTGCTGTACTTCTTGCGTAACACCGGACTCGGCTAACTTGCCACGAGCGGTTACAAGCTCTTTGCCAGACATCCGTGCAACTTCTACTGCCCTTGACAGGGCTTTTTGTGCTTTAACAACTTCTGGCACTTTGGCCACAGGCGCAACAGACTGCTGTTTAATGTCCCAACTTTTTGCTTCTTTAGGCTTGATAAGCGTCTTGCCTTGAGGCGTTCTAAACTCACGAGACTGGCCTGCTTTGATGCGCTCCGCTTCCACTTGTCCGGGAGTAGTGCCAGCCACATCCGCTTGTTGTTGCTGTTGCATACGTTGGCGACGCTCTAAGTCACGGAACGCGGCTTCTGCCTTGGGCAAATCTTTTTGCGCTTGCGCCAGTTCTTTTTGAACTGCTTGTAGATCGGCCTGACCTTGTTCGGACAAGTCCGCCAACATATTAAAGTAGCGTGCGTTTTGTTCGCGTGCTGCGTAATCTGCTTTAGCTCTTTCTAATAGAAAACTATTAGGGAAGTCTTTAGCCTCTAGCTTGTACTGGTCTACTTCGTTTTTTAGTCTGGTTGCCAGTTCGCGGAAGTATTGTGGGTTCTCTTGCAACGCTTCTGTATTGCGTACAGCTTTCTTCAGTTCTTCAACTTTAGTTTCTGCAGCCACAAACGCAGTACGTGCCTCGGTCAGTTCTTCGGGCGTAATCTCACGCAATGTAGGCGCCAGACGCTTGGGCTGAATACCTGTCAGTTCACGTTGGCCTGTTGCTGTTGCGGCTTCTTCCTCTGGTGTGCCAGCGGCAATTTTTGCCTTTAGGTCGTCACGAGCTTTTTGTAACTGACCACGTAAGCCTGTAAACGGTTGCAATACGTCTGCACCCGTTTCGTCTTTAACATAGCGTTCTGTAGTTTCGACTGCACCCATGTCTTTTAACATGCGCTCAATGTTGCCCAACTGTTGTTGCATTTCCGCCATCTCTGGCGTGACTTCTTTGGCCAGTCTGTTCTCTTCTTTGACCGATGGTTTGGCAGCACGCAACTTCCTCAGTTCGTTGCCAAGGTCTTTACGGCGGTCTTTCAACTCAGCCAGCGCAACCATCTTGGCTTCGTCTGTGGGTCGGCCAGCTTTCTGGACACGCTCATTTACAAGGCGCAACTCACGCGTAACTTCATCAATACGGTTAGCCGCACCCTCTACACGCTCAATAGGAAGCTGGCGCTGGCCTCTAACTAGTTCACGCTCATCAGCAATAACATCGCTATAACGATCAATGATGGCGTCAGATTTGTCTTCCCAGCCTGTTTTGGCTTGAAGTTTCTTAACATTTAACGCCAACGTGTCCCTGCGCTTTTCCATAGCGCTTAGTGCCTGCGCTTGCTCGTCAGATGACGGCTTACCAATGTCTGCAATTTCTCTGTCAAGCGTGCGCAACTGAACTCTAGAACGTGTAAGGTTAGTTACCGTACTCTGAATATCGTCTGTAACTTCAAGCAGTTGCTCACGCAATCCAATTTTAGCTTCGCGTTCAAGCGCTTTGCCATTGCCTAAAATGCGGTTGATGTTAACCAGACGATCGGCATCAAAAAAGAACTGTTCTTTAGTCTTGCGAATAGCGAGATCGTCTTTAATTTTGGCCGCGTCATACAAATCAATCAAGCCGTCGTGTACTTTGGCACGCAGTTCTTTGGCCTCTTTGGCCATAGCTGCCCGGTCAGTTTGTTTTGCAAAACCTTCCTGTGCAGGTTTTAGTTTGGGCAAATAGTAGTCGAGCAGAGACGCCACGTTCTCATCTGTGCGCTCATCAATAATGTTTTGTGCAAACGGTGTGGTGTCCTTGAAGCGGTCAGCCGCCTCCATACGGCGGTTCAAGTTACCCAAAGCTTTACGCTTTACGTTCAACTCAAACATTTCACGAGTAGGCATCACTGTGCCTTCAGGGATGTCGCGCTTTTCTAAAGCCTTGATGTCTTTCTCAAGCGTCTCTTTAAGCTTATCGCGGTCGTCGCGGTATTCGGTGTTGGCAGGGTCTTGCTTAAGTTTGTTCCAATCTTGTTCACTTTCTTCAAACAAAGACAACAATGAACGCGCTTTTGCAAGCTCCCTATCGCGGTACGCTTGCGTAACAGGCGAAGTGGTTTTAACTCTTTCAGACATCACGCGAAGCTTTTCAATTTCAGCTTCAATGCTCTCCCGTGTCTCACGGGCTTCTTTTGCGCCCTCATCAATTTCAGCGGCAAACAAGTCATCGGTTGGCACGTTGCGGAACTGATCGCCTTCCATCAATGTCGGCACAGCCTCCAACTCTTTCAAGCGAGGCAACAGCTTGGCAATCGCTTCATCGTCACCAAGTTCTTGGTAGCGCGTGACTTTCTTTCTCAGGTCTTTTATCTCAACGTCGCGGGACGCAACATCAGTTTGCTTAGGCGCTTCTGCAACAAAAGGTTTTAATTCATCAAGCGTAGTTAATGCATCTTTATTCTGTTTGATGCTGTTAACCAGACGCTCCATCTCGTCTGTAGTTGTGGCCGCTTGCAGTTTGGTGCGCAGGTTCTCGATCTGTTTGTCCACCGTGCTACGCATAGCCGCATAGCTTGTCGGTGTTGGAGCCAAAGATTGAAACTCTTTCTGCAAGTCAAACTGCTGGTTTGTCAGCGCTTGGATCTGGGTCTGGTCACCTGCCTTTTTAGCTTCGGCAAGCTGTGCGTCAAGGCCCTTGATCTGAGTGTCAAGCTGGCGCAACTGGCCTACGGGTGACTGATCCTTGGCCTCTGGGATAGCGCCAAACAAATCTTGCTGGGCACCGGGCACCTTACTAGCTTCGGCACGGGCTGCGGTTTGTACAGCTTCAGCATCACGATCTTGAATGCGTTTAGATGCGGCGCGGAACTCTTCAACTGTACCTATGTATTCGTCAGACTTGCGCAGTTCTTTGATCTGCTCCCGCGCTTCTTTCTTGTCGGCTACAGCGGCCAGATCGCCTTCTGCTGGTTTGCCTTTGATACGTGCAAGTAAGTCTGCTTCTTGCTTTTGCAGGTCTTGATAGCGGGTTTGAATTTCTGTTAGGTACTCAGGCGTCTGGCGATACGCTTCTTTCTCTTGCTCCAAGCGTTGCTTCTCGGCTTCCTGCACCTGAACTTGTTTGGCTTGCTCTGCACGGCCTTCTTCTGCCTGCTGGGTTTTAATTCGCCCACGCTCAATGTAGCGTCCAGCAGGTGCCAACGCACCGCCCAATACAGCGCCACCAATTAGGCTATCCCAGTACTCATCACGAGCTTGCTCGTCTGTAAGTTTCAGACCGGCTTGTAAACGTTCAAGGAACTGCTGTGCTACTTCAGTAGTACTTTCTGCACCAATTGCTTTGCCTGTAGCTTTGGTGTAATCACCAAGCATTTTTGTCATGCCCTGCTTGGCAATCTGTTCTGCCGCGCCGTCTGATAGTTCTTTACCTGCCGCACCAAAAATGCCCCTAATGGCAGGGAACATCTTGAAAGCAAGTAGGTCAAGTGCACCTGCAACCGCACCTGCGCCAGCAGCGGCGGCTAAGTTTGTTTCTTCAAGCGGTTTACCTTCCTCAGCCTGACGTTTCAGGAACTGGCCTGTAAACTGACCGCCTGACACCAACGCACCCAAACCAGTAGCGGCAAGGGCAGGAGCACCGCCAAACGTAGCCGCAGCGCCTGCTGCTAGTGGAGCCGCAACGTACGGCAAGGAGCCGCCAAGCAACTCAGTGAATTTGGTAACTGGCGCTTCTGTCCAGCCTTTTTCTGTGGGCTTAAACGTACGTCGTTGGTACGCTTCTTCCTCTGCCATGATCTGTTTGGCACGTTCGGTGTCCATAGCACCTGTACGGCCTGCAAGCGCAGCGGCAGAACTCTTTAAGCCAGATATGCCTGCCTTGACGGCAGGAACAAAACCTTCTTCTGGGGGCGTTTCTTTTGGCTGAGAAGCCAAGTACTGTTGGAGCGTGGCAATTAACTGCGCGTCTGTTGCCCCGGCAGGCCCCTCTATTTCATGAATGCGCCCGTTTGGGCCTTCGATTTTATAGATTGGCATGCCGTGTCCTTAGATTAAATTGTTAGCGTAGCACCCTAAATCCTGTGGTGTCTACGGCACCTCCGCCCCCGGAAGTACCTACTAATTGTGCCAGAGCCGGGTTCATTTGCAAAGTTTTTTGCCATTCTTTTTCAAACGCGGCTGGAATTTGGTCTTGTGTGTATTTGTTGGATTTGATGACCTGCTCCATCACATTCTTGCGTGCTTGCTCAACAGCGCCTGCCCCTTTGATAGTTTGCAGGTAGTCCTTGTTGTCCTGAGAACGCATTTGTGCCGCTGTAATAGTTGCACCCGCGCCAATATTGGCCACACGCTCTTGCATGGCGCCAGTAAACATTGTTTTGGCATCTTCGCGGGACATGCCGTAGCGGGTAACGGCAAAGTCTGTAAGGCTCTTGAGTCCTGCGTTGGCGGCTTTCTCTACGTCGGCGGTAGCTTTACGAATTTCTGAGTTGTTCAGGTTCTTCTGATTGAAGCGCACATCTTCCAAACGACCATACGCATCTTCCAGCTTATCCCTAGCGTCTTCAATCTTGTCCATGCTCTTGCGGTACGCCGCAGTGCCTGTCATAGCGCCTTGGCCAATGTTTGCAAACGCGTTAGAGGAACCGCCGGCCATCATAGCCAGACCTGCTTCAAGCAGAGCCAAACCACCAGCCTTGCCTTCTTCCTTGGCAATACGCTCTTCCTTGCCCTTGAGCTTGGCTTCGCGGTCTTTGCCGTACTCGCCTTGAGCCGTAATGTCTGCTTTGAGGCGGTTCAACTGCTGTTGAGCAGAAGAAGTCTCGGCTTCGCCTTGCTCACGAATACGGCGCTCAATCTCGTTAAGTTCGGTATCGCGCTTGTTTTTAGGGCCAGCAAACATTTCGTACATGCTCTGGATGCCTTGGCCAGAAGTACCGCCTTGGGTACGTGGGGCAGGAGGGGCCGTATCTTTAGTTGCTGGCGCTTTGTCGGCGGTGGCTTTTGCTTTGCCTGCTTTTTCAGCGGCCATTAAAACGCTATCGGGATTGACAACGTCTTTTGGTGCAGCCAATTGAGGAGTGCCTGCAGCCTTAAGTCTTTCAGTTTGGTAGATAGCTTTTTCTTCAGCCGTAGCACTTCCTTGAGCAATCTTTTGCTCAATCATGGCAAGCTGGCGTTCTTTATTGCTTGAACTTAAACTCTCAAACATGCGTTGGAAGAACGGTGTGTTCTCAGGCGCGCCTTGCTGGGTAAACTGCGCACGAGGTTGTACGGCTTGGAAGCCGGGAATATCGCCAACCAGACTGCCGTCTGTTGTATTTCCTTGATAACGTGGAATATGCCCGCCACCAGACATGCGAAGCACAGGTTCGCTACGCTGCGCAAAGTCATACATGCCTCCCTGCGCCATGCCATTTCTCTTAGGTACATCGTCGCCGTCGCCATAGCCTGCAATACCGCCATCAGCCATACGCTGCATATTGGGCGCTGGGATTTGTGCAATACCTTGGTCTTCTGGAAGCCGTGTCTGAGCCATCATAGGCGCAGGAGCCATCCCCGCAATTTCTCTATCTGCCACTGTAGGCATTTGCCCTGCGTTCTGTCCTTGTGCTGCCGTACGTAAAGACTTGCGGCGGTCTGACTCCGACTTGGCTAGCGACACAATGTACGGGTTGTTTTTGTGCATTGCCGCGTATGCTTGCAGCTTAGAGTCTGGCTGTAAGCTAGCCAGAGTCTTTGTAATCAGATCAAAATCAGGTGTGCCAATAGGCGTTTGTTGGGTGAAAGCCATGTTTAATCCTGCCCCATTTGATAGATAGCCAAGTCTGCCAGACCTGCGGGTACTTCTCTGTAGTTGACATCCTCAACGGCTCCGCCTTTGGCAAACAGTTTACTTGCACCCAAAGCCGCTGTACCAAGACCCGCTACTTGAGACACCATGGAAGGCGCTTGCCCGTATACCGTTGAAGCTTGCTGAGTCAAAGGCAAGCCACGCAACATGTCAGACATAAAGCCTAACTGTTTGTATGGGTAGTTTTGAGCGTTTAGATAATCTTGGTACTGCGTGTTCAGAACGTTTTGCGTCTGTTGCTGTTGCTGGCCGCCAAGCTGATTTTGAAGGTTAAGCAAACCAATATTCTGGCCGTATTGAGTTTGACCAATGTCTGCTAAAGACTTAGCGCCTGTCATAGCTGTTTGCAAACCTTGCAGTCCAAGGCCAGCACCAAACTGTTGCTGTTGTGCGTTCAGTTGTTGAGCCGCTTGGTTTTGTCCTTGCGCCATATTGAACTGTGCCAAGGCTTGTGTATAAGCGTCTTGCAGACCTCTAGCCTGAATGTCGCCCTTTTGACGGGCTAAGTTACCTGCGGCTTGGCCACGCATCAAGTAGTCACCACTGCCGCCAAACGCGCCGCTACGAGCAGCCTGTGCTTGCTGTGCTTGTCCTGCAATAGCTGCTTGCCGCTGTGCGTCTTGTTGTTGGCGGGCTACCACGGTGTCCATGTACGGCGACATGTATTGCTTAAGGTCGTCGCCCGTAGCCGTCTGTGGCTTGTAAGGATTGAACGTGTATTGCGTATTGAGCGCACCTAAACCAGCCATGCCCGCCATGGCGGTAGCATCGCCCAGTTGAGGGGCAGTCTGCATCAACGCTGCATTTTGGTACGACTGTTGTTGCAAAGGCGTGAACTGTGCTACGCGGTCCCCCAAGTACTGCATGTACGGGGTTTGATTAAGATCAGTTAGACCTTGAACATCTCCAAGTAAATTCTCAACGTACGGCTTAGCGTAGTCGGGAATAGAGGTTGTCGTCTGTTGTATCTGTTGTACTGTTGGATCAGCCATGATCTATTCCTTACGCTGGAAGATATTTGTCAGCACGGCTATTTGCCGCTACTTTGTTTTTGCCTGTGGTCTTGCCGCGTGCTTTTTGCACACGATCCATCATGGCGTAGAGTTTCTTAGCGCCTGCTTCTGTTGAGCCATTACCCAACTCAGACACGATACGGGCAGGCACTACAAACTCACCATCGGCAAGTCGTGCAGGTTGTTGCTTTTTGCCAATGGTTGCAGGGATACTGTCAGACACGCCATCACCGGGGCCTTTGAGCAAACGACCACCATCAGAGTAAGAACCCAACGAACCAAGACCGCCACCCATGGCGTAGCCCGTCATACCGCCATCAGCAAACTTACCGTACTGTACCCATTTTTTATTTACAACATCCCAAGACCATGGGCCGTTGTTGTCTTCAGGCGGTTGTTTTGTGGAATCCGTTAAGTCGTAGCTAACTCCGCCAACTACGGCGGTTGTGCCGGCAGCGGCTGTTGTACCCGTAGTTTTATCGCCACTGCCAGCTTTAGTTTCACTAGACACAACTTTACCGTCTTTGTCGTAAGACAAAAACTTGGGCTTAAAGCGCATGCCCTCACCCCAATACGGGCGGTTAATTCCGGTCGCTGCCGCCGTGCTTTGGACTGGGTACTTGCCGCCGCCTTTACCCATGAGGTAGTCGTAAGCGGCCAAAGAGTCACCAGTCTGCTTGTTGTACAGTTGGTTGAACTCTTCAATAGTTTTAGGCGCTTTGGCTGTATAGCCCAAACTTCCGCCACCAGCGGTGTACCGGCTTTTAACTTGTTCGCTGCCTGTAAAACCGCCGTATGGACGACCGGGGATATTTGGCACAACTGTGCTAGAGCCATCGGGGTTTGTAATGATGTCGCCGGGGGTGGCGATAGACACCGTATTACCGCGGTAATCAACGCCCGTAGCAGGGCCAGAGCCGTAGTTGCCATAGGCATCGTTGTCATACACAGTAGCGCCGGGCAGTTGTGTTCCGCCGGGAATTACTGAAACCGGTTTAGTCAACGTGCTGGGGAAAAGTTCCGCAATAGTCTTACCTGTTGCACGTTTAACATCCGCCTCGTTCATATTGACTGTGCCCATAGCCGCCATAGCAGCCTCTTGTTGTTGCAAACCTGTTTTAGCTCTAAATGTCGGGTCTGCTTTGGCTTTGGCAATCCAGTCATTGATGTTGGTGTTAAGACCAGACAAGCCCATGTTACCGGCCAACAGCGAATACTCTTCGGCCTTAGAGCCGCCACCCTTACCCAGCGCGGCAGCAACATCTTCGTTGCTAATACCGTACTGTTTCATGGCCGCATCAACTTGCGCATCAGTCATGTTCGGGTTAGCCGCCAGTTGCTGGTTGATGGTGCTGTACAGGGCGTCCACTCCACCGGGCTGTTTTGCCCACCAATCAGAAGCGTCAGGGACAACGGGCGGTGCATTTTTTGCCCATGTAGCTGCATTAGACGCATTAGCGGCGGCATCTCGTTCAGCAGCTTGCTGTTGCCAGTTATAAGCGTTCAGTGCATTATTTTGCGCATCGCGTGCGGCAGCGGCGGCTTCCCAGCTACCGGTTTTTTGGTACAACTGCTCATCCGTCAACACAGTAGGCGCACCGCCAGCAGCCAAAGCTACGATACCGCCACCAGCCATAGGCGTGGGTTTACGCTCATCTAACGTAGCCATCTGCCCTGTTTGTGGGTTTGTGTATGCGTCAGAGAAGCTTCGGCTGCCCCACTCGCTGGCTTTGACAGGCGCCAATGTTTTGTAAGTTTGTGTGTAAGGATCGTACAGTTTCTGGCGGATGTACGCGGGGTTTGTTTCTGTCGGCATCTTGGTCGTTGTAGGAACCATAGCGCCTGCCATGATTGGCGCGGATGCGGCGGCAAGATTACCAAGATTTTGTTTAGCAAACGTCAAAGGGTCTGCGGCGGCAGCTTTAAGTCCTGAAGCAGCCAACTCTGTGCCAGACATGGTTGCAGGATTTGCGCTACTCTTTAAAAACTCATTGAAGGCTTGGCCAGAAGAACCATCGCCAGCAACCGAGGCAACATCACCAAATGCTTGACCTAAATTCCCTGAAGAAGAACCTGCTAAAGCTTCAGACATACCAGCGCCCACGCCAGCATCGGCAAAGCCCTGCGCCAAGCCTGCGCCACCATAAGCACCCAAACCGGCCATGAGACCACGAGACAGGCTGCCGGTAGCCAAGGTAGTCAACCCGCCTGTGACCAAACCTGCCGTACCAGCACTTAAACCCAAACCAGCAATGCCAAAAGCTCCGGGGCCAAGGAACGCGCCTAGGGCTACGGGAGCCACCATTTTAAAAAAGTCAGACAACAAACCCGCTTCTGGCAAGCCAGTCTCAGGGTTAATGGTCATTGTTGTACCGTTAGCTTCGGCAAACTGCTGGAGTTTGCGAACTTCGTCCGGCGTCATGTGTACAAGTAAAGAGTCATCGCCGCGACCGCTGGCGGCTACCTGTTCGGCAAACTTATGCAGGCTCATATCTGCCTCTCAAAATGGGGGTTGTTTGATAATATCATGTTGGTAGCGCAGAGACAAATGTTATTGACCCGATTGCTGATGGGACTGCGGGGTACGGCATAGGGCTTGTTTGGGCTGCGCGGTAGTCAATGTATATACCGTCTGCACCGCCAGATGTGGCCGCTTGATCCGTGCCCCACCATAAACCTACAGTATTTCCTGCGTTCAAAGTAAACACGACTTCGGAATAGCCACAAACATAGTTTGGAAGCAGCGCACTTTTACGTGCTTGTAAGGTAAAAATAGTTGTTGAATTTGGAACGTCGGCAGCGGATGTGGAGCCGTCTATACGCAGCCAGACAATAGCATCATGAATAGCGTTGTCATTATTGGCAAACTGAAGGCTGTAAGTTATTTTGTAGATGCCCGGAACCTGCGCCGTGACGGTGTTATCTGAATTTAGCTTAAACCCACTGCCTGCATCTAACGAACTCCACTGGACTATGGTGGGGGTGTTTGCAGCCGTAGCGTATTGAAGTGCTGCATCAGATGCAGCAATGTGAGGGAACGCAATGTACTTGCCACCATCTGGGCCAAACAACTCACCAAACGCATTTTGCAGTTGGTTAAAGTATAGACGTAAGACGTTCGTAAACTGATCTTGATACCGGCGCTCGTACGTGTCCGTGCCCAGTGGTAAATTGGGTGGGGCGGGGGTAATGATCCTGTTCTTGGATGTCATCAGCGCCTGCCGTCAGGACGAATATCAATACGTGGTGCGCCCAGTTGCCAAGCCGTATTTAGCTGGTTGGAGCCAATCTTAAAGATCATCTGGCGACCGCGCATGCGCGTGAATATCATGCCGGTGAACTGCTCTGTAATCACGTACGTATTGCTCTTAGCCACGGGTTGGGCGGCTGAACTTGTCACACCGGAGCCTGAATTAGCCAAGCCATACAACGTCATCGTCACCGTGGCGGGATCGCCATTGGGTGCAGCCTCGGCATTCTCAAAGGTCAGATCAGGAAGGACACGCCACACAAAACCAAAATTGTGTCCGTCGCCAATGTCAAACTCTGAGGATGAAATGTAAGCGTTAATAGCTGTAGCGGTACCGTTTGTGTTGTCATTTAAACCTGTCTCGTGGTTAAGTAGATTGCCTGAAGTTGTAGCGCTGGTGTACTTGGCCGCAATAGGATATGACTGCAAACCAGAGTCAAGCCAAGCCGTACGCTCCATTGTGCCGTAGTACCAGATTTTCTCGAGGTAGTTGTAGATGACGTACTTGTCAACCGTTGTGGAGTTGGCAGAACAATAGAACCACCAGACCTCATTGAAGCCTTCGTTTGTACCGCAGAACACTTGCAGGCTCTGTTCTTGGTTTAAGTCACCAAACACATAGCGGCGCAGGTCACAGTTCAGCGTTTGCACACGGCCATCGTAGGAGTAGAACTTGTCTACGCCCATCCAGTACACAATACCGGAGGCAATAATTGCCGCATTGGGGCTCATAATAGAGATGTTGTCACCAAGCAACTGCGGCACCCATACGTAGGGTGGGCCAAGGTATTGAAGCGAGTAAGCAGCCGAGTCGGTAAGAATCAAAACCTCTTGACGAGTCTGGACAGTAGCCACAATCTTTGAGCCGTGAGATATACGTATAAACCCTGCTTGGTTTGTAGGGTCGGGTGTCCAGTTGTATGGGTCATCCTGCGCTGACCAACGGATAAGCATTGGGTCAAGCACACTAGAGCCGTAGTCGTTACAGCCAAGCGTAATAATAAAGCGTGAGGTGTCAGACACTACCAAGTTGTTCTGTACTGTGGGCACATCAACAATCAAAGACACCGAGCCAGAGCCAGAGGAAGATGTGTTGATCTCGTTGCCTGCTGTATCAAGCAAATTAAACGTCAGGCCATTGACATTGAACACATAGTACGTAGTTGCCGCAGACACACCTGATGGGAGAGAGCCACCCGAGAACTGAAGCGCTGCGCCTTCTGTGTACAGCACTGTAGAAGTAACCACTGTTGGTGAAGCGTTTGTAAATGTAACTGTGCCGCCCAAAGAGTTCAGCAATACACCTCGTGTGTTAACGCCATCAGTTGCATTCCAGTAGTACAGGCCACCAGAGCGTGGGCCATAGACTAGGTCTTCGCCGTAGTTAATCTGGTTCCACAAGCGCAAAGCAGATGTAGAAGTTGTGCCGTAGCCCCAAGTGCCAATCGTGCCGCCAGCAGGGGGAGGACTACCCCAAGTACCAGCGCCCCAGCCTGTTAGTGGGACAGGAATAGCTGGGCCAACGTTAATCTGGTAAGCCGCAACAACCGCAGAGCCACCGTAAGAACCCGCTGCAATTACGATGGGTGTTGTGATTGTGTATGTGTTGGCGGTAAGTACCGTGACTTGGTACTGCGTGTTGAATGTAGAAGCGTACGTGCCTGTAGCCCCAGAGAAGGTTACAAAGTCGCCCGTTACACAGCCGTGGTTTGTGTCTGTGACCGTTACTGTGGTCGTACCGTTACCCGCAAATGGGTCGGTGTTGATTGTGGAAGTTGAGCGAATTGGCGTAATGTCGTAGAAAACACCACCCTGCGCCAAGTAGAACTTGAGGTTTGTGCCAATACCAATTAGATTGTCGCCACCTAGCGTGACCCAATTCCACAAAGAACGGCATACGCCTAGGTAAGTATCCGCAGATAAGCGCTCCCATCCGCCAATAACTTCTGGATTGCCTTGACGAAAACGCACCTTGTCGGCTTCGTACCAGCCGCCCTCGGTGGTGTAGCGGGTGTTCTCTTTGTTGACGCCCGGCTTAAACAGAATTTTTTGTAATGGCATCGGCAACCTTTATTTGCTGGCAACGCCTTTGGTCTTCTCAAAAGAACGCATACCGGCAATGCCCAAGATGCCTGATAATATCACCCATAGTTGGTCTGCGTCTAGTACCGGAGGAGGATCCATGCCCACTGGAACCCAGCCCATTGCCTGCAAGTATTTCCACGCCCACTGGAACAGCGGATACAGCAAGAATTGATAGGCCATAGCAGCCACACCAATCCAGCCAATCGCTGGCCTCCAGCCCGAAACAAACACACTGGATGACGCAGCTTCAATCTTGTTGACCTCAATCTGAGCTAAGTCTGTAGCTTGGTCAATGCGCTTCTCTTCAAGATCAAGCTTACGTTGCTCAATCTCCATCTCCATCTTTTCTTTGTCGGTCGTAATCAGGTCGCCTGCAACCTTACCAACAGCTTCAATGATTGATCCAACGGCAAGCAAGCTCATGCTAAACCTTTCAATGTGCGGTTAATCCAACCCTTGAGGAACTTAACCTGCACGGGGTTTTTGTTGCAAATTTCTACGTAACGAGCAATCTTAGCCAAGGCGTAGGACTCTTTGAACCGCTGACCATCGGGTATCTGGTTGAGCTTCTCAATAGTTTTAACGCCAATACCGCCATCTGGCGTAGCACCAATGACCAACTGCGCCAGCTTGACAGCCATGCCCATGCCTGCGTTTACACCAAAGTTAAAGATGGTGTTGGCTACGTCTTGGTTGCTGATCTCGTTACCACGCATCTTGTCCCAGAACTCAATGCGGTAGAACTCACGCACCATAGGCGTAAGGGAGCCACCAAACTCCTTCTTGTCCACAAGCGCCCAACCGGGCCACTGAGGGTTTTTGTTTCTAGCAATACCGGCATATGTCATGCCTCCCGTGTCGCCGGGTACTTCGTGGAGGATGTAGCCGCCCTCGTCTTGCATCATTTGCTCAAAAGCTGGTTCAAACTGAGCCATTACTGTTTACTCCTTGAAAGCATGGTGGCGGCAATTTCCATCATGGTTCTTGTTACCTGAATATCAGCGGGTTCATTATCCCAGCCCACGGTAATCTGTCCTACAAATCTGCTTGGGTCAGGTGGAATGCTAATTCGGCAAGTATAGGCAACCCCCTTGGCGATATACCACAAGCCCATCTCGGACTGCGCTGACTTGTATTCCCCGCAAGGTATCTCACTAGCCATCAGCTTAACCACATCTGCATTGTTGGCTGCGTTCTGTGTAAACAGACCCACATCAAGCCCATCGTTGGTTTTGTCTCGCCCTTCTTTGGTGTAAGCACGGTAAAGCACTCTGGTTCCAAACATGGGATTTACTTTGAACACGGCAACAATAGTAGCGTTGGTAGTTTTGAGCAAGTGAGCCGCAGCGTCTTCCACCCTATCCTCAACAATGCTCGGCATCTTCTTGGACTCTTTGTACGCGCCCATCAACAGTTCTTGGTTCTGCCAAACAAAGTAACCAGAGAACGCAAAGATCGCCATGAGTATCAGCGCAAACAGTTTAAACGGGCTATCCACATAGGACAGCACCTTGCTTAGTATGTCTGCTGGCTTTTCGTCACTCATATTCCAAACATCCCTAATACTTTTTTAGCAACATCATCTGGCAGGAATTGGAGCAGGCCAAGCACCCACCACGCAATACACAGCCTGACAAATACTTTACAGAAGAGGTCAAACTGCTTTTGGTACTCATTCACCGACCACACCTTCTGGTAGTTGCACAGAATTCCATCAACTCATAGATTCCAATTGCAACCAAAAACAAAACAAATGCACAGCCACCAATAATCACGGCAAGTTCGTTTAGCTCTTCTTCTTTTTGTTTAGCCTTCTTCTCTGCCCTTTCTAGGGCACGGAGTTCTCTTGCATCATCTAAGTCCATCTTATCTTGACGGGCTTTAATCTTGTTCCAAACATCAACCTTGCCAGTAGTCATAAAGAGCATTTTTAGCTCTTCCTCAAAAACTCTGGCTTGCTCAAGCGCCATCTCAATCTGGAGGGCAGTTCCCATGTTGGAACCCTTACCCTTCTTTGCCTCAATCAATGCCTTGGTAGCAGTGCTCTTGGCATCAAACATCTTGCCAATCATTGGGGCAAGAGAGCCTAAATCATTGGCAACCTTGCTGGCCTTCTTGACCATGCTGATCGCACTCTGTATCCCCGCTAGGGCTGTTAGAGGATCAATCATTTCCGTACAACCTTTTCCCACTGTAGGCAAACAACTTTGCGGTTATAAACATCACCCGTCCACGCCCACCGCACACAGCGGTATTCAGTCTTTCTGTCTTGGCTGGCTGCTCCCGGTAGAAACACCAAAAAGAGCATCAACAGCCAACGCATTTACCATGTCCCAGCCCATGCAATTATGTACGTGCCAAAGATGACAAAGGCCACAAGAAGGACTGCGGCAATAAATGCTTCAGCCCAATCCCACATGGCTAGAACGTAATAGAGCCGTTGGCCAAGAACGTATAAATCCTGAACCCACCGCTTACTGTGTAGGTATGGGTTGCGTCCTCTGTAAAAGTAGTTGCGGCTCTGAATGTGTCTGGATAGCGAATGATGACGATACCGCTACCGCCAGAGCCGCCAGTAGATGCTCCAGCGCCTGAACCACCGCCACCTCCTCCAGTGTTAGCCGTCCCCGCTGTTCCTGATCCAGTTACGTTGCCAGCACCACCACCGCCTGCTCCGCCTATTCCAGCGGCTGTTCCGTTTCCGTTGTATGGCGCTCCGCCACCACCTCCAGCATACGCTGTGACAGTGCCGCTAATAGCAGATGCAATACCAGCACCGCCATTTCCAGCGGGGGCAGTTTGTGACGGAGAACCAAGTCCTACTGTACCTGCACCGCCACCGCCGCCGGGAGGATAACTTACACCTTGGCCCCCTGCATTTCCTTGACCAGAAGTTCCAGACCCTGCAAGTGCGCCAGAAGTGTTATTTGATTCACCGCCACCACCTCCAGAACCGCCGCCTCCAGCATTACCACCTCGTGTTGCAGCCCCGCCGCCGCCGCCTAATGAAGTTACAGTGTTAAAAACAGAATTACTTCCATTATTACCGTTAACATTTGAGCCTCCACCAGAACCACCAGCGCCGACAGTAACCGTTAAAGCAGAACCAGTCGTTATTCCCGCAAAACCAGCAAGCAGTCCACCTGCGCCTCCGCCGCCGCCTCCGTTAGAAGACGATCCAGTACCGCAACCGCCGCCGCCTCCACCAGCAACGACCAAGTACTCCACATTCTGCGGAGCAGTCCCAGTCCAATTGTTATCTTTGACGGCTTGGGACGCTTGACTCAACGTCCACATCCCTGAGAGTTGCGCCATGTCAGGCTCCTTGAGTTACTTCAACCCATGATGTTGTAGCTTCGTCCCATGTGTGCATACCGGTTGTAGGCATAGGCACAGGAGAACCCCACAGGCAAGTGTCTTCGTTCAGCACCCAGCTTGGGAATGGCTTGGGAGGAATAAAAGCGTCACGCACTGAGTCGTATGTGTAACCGATGCCAGCGTAGTTCTTACGCAAGGGACGGCCTTCGGGATGCTGACCACCATGAGTGTTGTACGAGGTTTGAACCCAGAGTGATGGATGACCCCAAGGATGACCCTCTTGGTTTAGCGTTTCCCACTCGACAACGTTTACTTCTGTGACGATGCCGTTAATGACTTTTGCAAAATGTGCCATAGTTTTCTCCAATTAAAAAGTTACAGTTCCGTTAGATGTCCAAGTGTAAATCTGATACCCATCAGCGTAGTTTATCTGAGGGTTGCCTGTTGTAGAAGTAGGTGGAGCACAGTTAGCAGGGTAACGAATGATTACGATGCCAGAGCCGCCAGAACCAGCAAATGAATATGCGCCAGATATTTCACCACCGCCACCACCGCCAGAACCTGTATTTGCTGTTGCTGAAGTTGCTAGCAAGCCTGAAGCCGAAACTGCACCGCCATTACCGCCTCCCGCCGCACCAATACCATTTAATCCACCAGTACCATTAATACCACCTCCACCCCCGCCAGCATAAAAAACTCTTTGTCCTGTAATTGTTGAGCAAGTACCAGTCCCTCCATTACCAATTCCTGCCGCACCGGGGCTTACTCCAACAGACCCAGAACCACCACCACCACCGGCTGAGTAAGAACCAGAAGATGAGCCTGTACCTCCAGCAAAACCTTGACCTGAAACACCTGTTCCACCAGCTTGGGAATAAATTGGACCACCGCCACCAGATCCACCATTTGCACCAGCCGCACCAACATCGTAACTTGAGCCACCACCACCGCCTGTAGCGGTAATAGAACTAAATACAGAGTTAGAGCCGTTTACACCTCTAGCGTTTGTAGCTGTAGTTCCTGCACCACCAGCACCAACGGTAACAGTCAATGCAGTTCCCGGTGCAACAGCCAAACCAGCCGCAGTTAAAAGACCACCAGCACCACCACCACCGCCCCAATAAGTGCCACCCCCACCACCACCAGCAACCACTAGATATTCAACCGTAGCAGGTACTCCGCTGGTTAGCGGGTTAAATGTTGCTGAAATGTAACCACCAAGGTTTGCACTCATGTCTGTTCCTTAGAAGGTAATTGAACCGTTGGCGGTGTAAGTGTAAATTGTTCTGCCGCCAGAAGTTGTTACTGTAGGAGAACCTGTGGTAGATGCCGCCGCTTGAGGTGCAGAAACAATCACAACACCCGCAGAACCATTGCCGCCAAGACCTTGGTTTCCTGTACCGCCACCGCCACCAGCGCCATAAAAAGATCCTGCTGTACCATTTTCAGGAGAGTTTGATCCGGGGCTTGATGGGTTATAGCTAGAACCGCCACGACCACCACCACCCGCACCACCTGCGGCACCGGGGTAAATAGCAAGACCGCTAGTACCAACACCATTCCAATAGTTACCGCCGCCACCGCCACCTGCGTAGGTTACGGAAGAACCCGTGATGGAAGACGCAGTACCCGCACCGCCAGCGCCAAGTACAGACCCAGTGCCAGTTGTACCAACCGCACTTGCGCCCCCACCACCGCCAGCAACACCATTACCTCCGCCATTTCCACCAGCAAAGCCTTGACCAGAAATACCAGCAAAACCATTAGCATTGCCAGTACCACCGCCACCAGAGCCACCAGTAGAGCCACCACCAGCCGCTGCGCTACCACCAATACCACCACCAGTAGCTGAAACAATTCCAAACACTGAAGGTGAGCCTGATGTTCCAATAGTAGCTTCGGTTGCACCTCTTGTACCACCACCGCCGATAGTTACTGAAACCGTTGCGCCAACTCCATAATATATGGACGAGGTAAGCAGACCGCCTGCACCACCACCGCCGCCGACACCACCAGCACCAGCCGCACCGCCAGCAACCACAAGATAGTTAATGGAAAGCAAAGGGGTTGGCGTTGTTGGGGCCAAAGTGCCGTTTGATGTAAATGTGTGAATAACGTAACCATTAGTTCCGCTGACAGATCCACCAGTGAAGAATTGAACTGTGCCGGGGTATCTGACTACTACGATGCCTGAACCGCCGTTGCCTGCTGTTGCGTTAGTTCCCCCACCACCAGAGCCACCGCCAGTATTTGCTGAAGCATTTGAAGTATTGTTTGTGCCTACTGATCCTGCTGAACCGCCACCTACCCCGCCAGAGCCAGCAGTACCACTTCTTACGCCTCCACCACCACCACCCGCATAAACTGTTACCGTACCAGTGATAGCACTTGCTATACCCGCACCACCGTTTCCGCCTACTTGTGGCGACCCATTTAATCCAACAGTCCCCGCACCACCGCCGCCGCCAGATGCATATCCTGCGGCTGTAAGGTCATTACTACCGCCATTATTTCCTTGCCCTGTTATGCCTGTACCACCAACATAAAATGTTCCACCAGAACCAGAACCACCACCAGAGCCACCATTTGAAGCGGCTATAGGGCCAGTATTTGGACTTCCACCACCACCGCCAGTAGTAGCAATAGACCCAAACACAGAGTTAACACCAACATTACCACTAGAGCCAGCAGTTCCTACACCTCCAGCACCAACAGTAACAGTGTAAGAAGTACCCGCCGCAACAGTCACAATTCCCGTTAATAAGCCGCCCGCACCGCCACCACCACTGTAAGCGCCGCCGCCAGAGCCACCACCAGCGACAACAAGATACTCAACCCATCTAGGGGCGATGTAACCCGACCATGCGCCTTGGCTGATGGCTTGGTTAACTTGCTTTAGATTGAATAGACCTGATGCCATATGACCTCAAAAAGTTATTGTGCCGTTAGCAACGAATTTATACACCCGATACTGACCAGCAATGTATGTTTCTGGTGATCCAGTTGTTGATGCCGCTGGAAGTAAGTATGAAGGATAACGGATGATGACTATGCCAGAGCCGCCTGCACCGCCGTTTGAAAATCCATTTGTGTAACCAGAACCACCTCCGCCGCCGCCAGTATTTGCTAAACCCGCGCCTCCAGCAGAAGTATTTCCAGCTACTCCTTTGCCGCCACCGCCGCCTCCACCCAAAGAATCGTAACTTGTGCCATATCTACCGTCAGCACCGCCACCGCCCCCACCAGCATAAAAAACTTGTGCGCCACTAATGCTTGATGCTAAACCTGTTCCACCATTGCCACTTAAAGGAATGCCGTTTGACGCTGTACCAGCACTTCCCGCGCCACCGCCTCCGCCTCCGTTATAGGCATTAGGAAGACCGCCAGCATTGCCCTGCCCAGATATTCCAGAACCAGCAGGAGACGATTGGTTCTGAGAACCTCCACCACCACCTCCGCCAGAGCCGCCATTTCCGCCAGATATGTTGCCACCACCTCCAGTACCGCCGCCTGTAGATGTAATTGAACCAAACACGCTATTAGAGCCAATAGTACCAGCGCCACCAGCAGAACCACCATTACCACCCGCACCAACAGTTACAGTAATGCTTGAGCCGACAGTTATAGAATAGCCAGTAGCAGTCAACAATCCACCTGCTCCACCACCACCTCCATCGCCAGAACCACCACCACCCCCGCCAGCCACGACAAGGTATTCCACCGTTGTGACAGGGTAGTTAAGGCCGTTATAGGTAGCCGATAAAACGCCGCCCGTATATCTTTGAGACATGGAAGTCTCCTATTAGTTAATTTCTTCCCAAGAGCAAGTAACGACTATATCGTTTGCTGCGCTTGCAGTAGCACCGATTGACTTGTCTTCTAACAAATAGAAAGATGTGGTCTTATCAGTCACAATTAAAGACGCATCAGGGGGCACGGAAATTGTAGAAGCAATCGCAGTACCTGTACCACCTAGATCATCTTGAGAGAAAATCTTAATGGTGATGTCAGCAGCAGCACTGCCGTCAACGTTGGCCGCAACAATTGAGTTGATCTTGTAAACTTTACCTGATGCCGCCGCATTGTTTACCAACGCAGTTGCAAACGGGTCAGCCGTGGATGATATTAATAAAGAGGATGTGTTACCAAAGATGGTGGTAACGTTAACAATATTTGGATTTGCCATTTAGTGCTCCTAAAATTTAACCGAAGATCATTGCCATCGCAATGGCCTTGCCTGTTGTGATACCAGCAGAACCCCACTCAGGCGCGGTGGCTCCACTATTTACAACCAACGCCTGCCCAGCGGTGCCAATACCCAAACGCACGTTATCTGTGCCGTTGAAGTAAATCACATCGCCTGCTGTCGTTGTGGGAGCCAGCGCATCAAAAGCGGCTGTCGCTGTAGTCTGTCCTGTACCGCCATTTGCGATTGGTACTGTGGTAGTAGGTAATGTGCCGGAAATTTTGATGTAGTCGGTGCCGTTGTAATACACAAAGCACTTCTCGCCTACCGCAATCGACACACCAGTCTGACCCGCTGCTTTGAAAGTCACCGCGCTTGTAGCGCCTGCGTGATCTACCATGTACAGTTTGCTGTAGCTTGGAGCCGTGATAACTTTAGCTACTGTCTGCGTACCGGTAACGCGAATCACCATGTACTGCGCTGTAGTCGAGCCGATGTTAGAAGCTGAAGCATCGCCAAGGGTGTTGGCCAAAGTGATTGCGCCGTCGCCAGAGAAAGATAGTGTGCCCGCAATAGCAATATTGACGTATTCAGTAATACCATTATTAACGGTATCGCCCCACGTACCGGAGAGCGTGCCTTGTGTTGGGGTGACTAGCCCTAGTTGTCCTGTTGTAGCTGCCATTTAAAACTCCTATGTTGGAATGTCCGTCCATCCGGGGTTCTGTGTGGTTGACACATCCGCCCAATTTGGTGTTTGTGAATCGTTAATCACTGTCCACCCCCGAATAAATACAGTTCCAATTGCTCCAGTACCCTGCACACCTGTGACGATGACTCTGTCGCTGACTTTAACTGAAACTGTACCAATCTGTCCAGTAGCGGATACGCCGTTTTGAATTGTTTTTATAACATTCGCAATAGCAGTACCAACACTACCCGTACCCACCACGCCTGTCGGTGTTGCCCCGCCGTTATAAACAAGCGTTACGCTACCAACAGAACCTAAACCTTGAACACCCACCGGAATGATGGTTTCGCTCACATTGATCTGAACGCTACCAACACTACCCGTACCCAAAACCCCCGCAGGCGTAAACTTCACATACGGAACTGTAGTACCTACAGCGCCTGTACCCTGTACCCCAGTAACCGTAATGGACTTACCAATTCGCAGTACTGGCGTACCAATCTGACCCGTACCCTCAACACCAATCGGTATGATGAAATCATCAACGTTGACTTCAAAGTTACCAATCTGCCCAACACCCTGCACACCTGTTGGCGTAAAAACAACTGTAGCCCTTACATCACCAATAGAGCCGTTAGCCACCACGCCCGTGAGCGTGAAGTTAACTTTTGGCAGGGTTGTGCCAATCTGACCTGTAGCAGAAACGCCTGTGGGTACAAACGTAACCGATACCGAAATCCCAACCGTTCCAACAGCGCCCGTACCCTGTACAGAAACGCTGCCCGTGCCCCAAGGAGATTCACCCCACGCCTGACTACCCCAGCCATCAAGAGGCAGGACTTTGCCTATGCCTCCCCAGCCGTTGTCACCCCAAGCGTATTCGCCCCATGAAGACACGTAAACTCACTTACGCAATACGAATGATCGCAGTAGCTGCCGCAGCAACAGGGAACTGAATCGTGAAATCACCGGAACTCACCTGTTGATCGCCGCTGAAACTCAAGACCGCGCAAGCCGCACCAGAAGCTGAAGAGTTGTAAATCAACGCGCCGCAAGTTGTAAACGTAGCAGAAGTCCATGTAGTATCGGCAAAGTCACAAACAGCAGTCGTGCCATCAGCAACGGGAGTCACTGAAGTCAATGTGTTACCGGGCTGTGTGTAGCCCGTTGCCGTAGCCAACTGATCCGTACCCATGTCAGAGTAGTTAGTTGTGGCCGCGCCAAACGTGCCAGAGCCAGCGGCTGTAGCTTTGAACAACGCAATTTTAAATGTGTTGCCCGTGGTGGTAGTAAAGTTGTGGACAGCTTTTAGGATTTCGACCTTGAAGCTGGTGGGCATTGCCGTGGTAATAGTAATAGCCATGTTATATCTCCAATAGAGTTACAAGTTCAGGATGCCCCGCTTCACGGAGACGGTTAGCTAGAGTCGTGTTATTCGACTCAATTGCGCGTTTCATGTAGAACACCAACACACCACGGATGTGTTCACGAAAAGCTTGCGCCTGATCGCGAATGGCCGGATGGGACTGATCCCCGACATAGATAATTCGGTTTAATGCTTGCTCGGCAAGCTCTTCGGGGTTGAACCCACGATGGTCTACCTTGTGGACTAGCACGTTACCAATTTCACCAGCAGATTCAGTTGCAAACATTAAGCGATCCTCAAAATAGCTGTGCTGTACGTAGACGATGGGAACTGCACCACAAACGTATTGGCAGAAGTCTTGTCTGAGCCAAAGTCCAACACAGCAACCGATGCGGTATTGCCACTACCCAAGTCTTTGTAAATTAAAGCACCTCGGGCTGTGATTGTGCCCGTCCAAGTCACGTTGGCAAACGACCAATAAGCCGCCGCTGTAGAGCCTGTCTGGTTACCTAACGTCGGGACTTGCGTAATTGTCAGGGTTGAACCGCCAGCCGTATAGCTACCACCAGCCGCTTCGCCAGAAGATGTATACGCCGTAGTGTCAGGGCCAAGAGAAGCCGCGCCGGTGTACAGCGCGATCTTATAGGACGTATCGCCCGTATTGCTAAAGCTAAACGTGCCATTGGCCAATCCAACTTTAAACGTGTTTGTAGCGCCTTGGGTCAATGACATGTCAGGTTACTTTCTGACGGAACTGACCAGAACGATAAGCGTCCTGACGCTCCATTCCATCGCCCAGACGTTTTGCCAATGCAAGAGCTTCCATGAACTTCTGGTTGTACAACTGCATCATATCCGCTTCACCCTTCATGTAGGTGTAAGCCTCAACAAGCGAAGCATACAGCAACACAGAGTCAAAGTTGTCACCAAGCCAAGTTGTGGTGGCTGTAACAATCGACTCTGGGTAGTAGTAGTAATGCAACTCAACGTTGTAATTTGCGTCGGGTGTTGGGCCTAGAATAAAAGTCAACTCGGCGTCATTGGATGACTGAGGGCCAAACAAAGCGTAGTAGCGCGGCAAACCTGTGTCATTTGCTTGAGGGTAAGCCTGACGGATAAAGTTAACGTCTTTGTTAAGCAGGTACTCGTACGTACCAGAGGTAAAAGTACCATCTACCACAGCAAACGAATACACTGCTAAAAAATCAGACGGGCACGATACGTACTTATTATCCACCGTTGTGGAACCTGTCACATTCTTACGTAGAGACGGGAACTGTACGGAATTGTATATACGCTGCTCAGCTTGCTGAACGAACACGGGAATATTAGCCACGAAATCTGCTTCCGTGTTCTCCGTGTACGCTTGAATAGCGGCGCTGAGTTGCGTGTAATTCATGCCATTGGGCCTCGTGCCATAGTGCCTTTAGTAGCGCACCCTGTACCGCGAATCTTGACGCCAGAAGTCTTCACACCGGGGTAGTCATTACTGTGGGTGTTGGCCACAGAGACGTTAGCCTCGCGCATGTACTTCTTGTTGTCGCTCACGCCAGCAGTCTGAATGGGAGCAGACTTGGGTTGTTTGTATTCAGCCATGATTAGCCTCCACGACCAACAGAACGCTGGTTCATTACTTTGGCCATGTTGCGGCCATACTTGAGCATGTCGCTATTAGTCTTGCCACCAGCCTTGAGCTTTGTAGGCGTCTTGCCGGGGTGCATGTTTTTTTCGTGCTTACCGACAGCAGATTTAATCATCTTTTTGTCTTGGGCTAAATCTTTCTTGTCCATGTTCGACTCCTTATGTCGTTTCAATCGTTACTGTACCAACTTCTACGTTTAAAACCAAGTAATTTGGTGTCAAAACTTCATCAAAATTACTCGACCCGCCAACAGGGTTCCAGCCCCACTGATAAACCCTACTACCCTCAGACGGCAACCCTGCCGCATTTTGCGCAGAACTGTTGGTCAAAACAATCTGCAAGCCTGTGTTACCAGACTGGTAGTAGCTCGAATCGGGACGCGGATCGCGCAGACCTTGTGGGTCATCCACAGGGTACATACCCAACTGCAACTGCGGCTGATCGGGATCCCAACATGTCCTACAAACCA